GTGGCTGTGAACTCTTTGAGCTCGAGGTTGCGGCTGCAAACGTGCATGCCATCGTCGTCATTCCAGACTGTGCAGCTGGTGCCGTCAGCCTTCTCGGTGGCCACCCAGTCCCAGCCAGTCATGAGCTCTTCCAGGTCGCGGATGCGCTGGAAGTTTTCCTCGTTGGTCTTTGGAATGAAGCTCGGGAAGTTGCCCTTCACATCGCCGGCGATGGCGGCGGGGATCGGCTTCTCGTGCTTCTTCACGCCAAGCGCCTCGGTCAGGTCTGTGCCATCTTCGTACAGTGTTTCGCCGAGGATCGTCGGCACGATCACGCACTCACTGGGCACACCCTTAAAGCGAGCCATGCGCACGCGCCACTTGTGCTTGGACATAAATGCCCAGCGCTCATTCTCAGGAAGCACCGCGTCCTGCAGGAAGACAAGCACCTTGTCGTCCTCACCGATGTCCTTGCCAACGACACCGGACCATTGGCCCTCATCGCCGCAATCAACGATTGCCTGGTGAATGCGGTCTGCGCCGTCGATTGCTTTTGTGGCCGTCACGCGGCCGATTACTGCGAGTGTCATTGCTGCTGCTCTTTCTGTTGTTGCATTCGTTGCTTCAGTTTCTCTTGCATCCCTGCAAGGTCGTATGGATTGATCTGCTCAAATTCCTTGGCTGCATGCCAGGCCCAAGCCTTCCATCCAGGAAGCCCGGCCAACCTGACCAGGCGCTCAAGGATGGCGTCCGCCTGGCTCAGCGCTTCTCCAGCCATGCCGTGCTTGCCCACTCACGCTCCTGGCGGCCTGACGCTGATGTGACGTGCTTGCCTGTGGGCTTTGCGTGCCCCTCACGCTCAAGCTCAGGCAGCCGGCGGCACACAGCCACTCCGTCGATTCCCGTGTGCTTGGCGATGCCGTCCTTGCCCAGCGGGCCGACGGTGCTCAGGCACAGCAGGATCGCGCTTGCGTGACGCTTGGCCAGCTCCTTGGCATCGTCTGCTGCCATGTAGCTGGTGATGGGGTCCGATGCACGGACGCGGGGGTGATCGTCGCTAAGTTCCATGATGGCTCCCCTTAAACGTACTGCTTGGCGATCCAGCCGATGGCGACGCAAACCAGTGGCTGCAGGGCAAGGCTCACAAGCTCTTTCCAGCCCTTGTTTTCGGATGGCTTGCTGCGCCTGGGTCGGATCACTGCCACTGTTGCAGCCAGTCCGATGGCTGCAGCAATCCCAAGTGCTGGCGCCCCAAGCGGAACAACGAACCATCCCCACAGGGTGCTGATGGCCCAGCCTTGCTCCACCAACAAAAGACTGATGACGGCGACCACAAAGGCCACCGAGAAAATTCCGACAATTGCTTTCATGCTGCTGCTTTCTGTGTTGCGAGTTCTTGAATTTCCTTGACGGTCACTGCGACCTCAGCCAGGAACTTGGATACGCCGGCGTCGAGCTCGGCGATGATCTTGTCGTCCCAGTGGACGCGAGTGATGTGCGTCTGCAGGGACTCGGGCATGTCTTCGCAGTAGGAAACAAAGTCGTTCCACTTGCGCTTGGCGACCCACATCTCGCCGTAGACCTGCCACTTGTATTCAGCCGGCGGCTGGCCATCGAGTTTCAGGTATTCCCAGTGAATCGATGGGATCGGGCACTTGAACTCGACCATGCCATCGGCGCCAATCAGGCCGTCTGGCGAGACTCCGCACTTGAGGAAGTCGTGCGGAATGAAAGGCACCTCTTCGACGATGTGGCCAGTGATGGACTCGTAGGCCATGCGAGCAAAGGGCTCGAGCTCTTTGCCGCGCTCGGTGTGCGCATTGCCGCTAAAGGTGCTCTTGGCCACCTTGCCGGTGACAAGCTCCAGCGCCAGGCGCATGCGGTAGTTGCGGCGCCCAGTTGCCTCGGCGCCACCTTTGCCGGTGGCCATCACGTCGGCAAAGTGACTGCCGGTGGCCAAGCCGCGGCGCAGCTCAAACCACTCCGGCGTGCCTTGTTCGATGATGTCGCTCATTCCTTCACCTCCGCATCGATGGCCTTCAGCTTTGCGCCGGCGTTGGTGACGACGACCTTGAACTTGTCATAGCCCTCACGGTCAGCCGCCTTGCGTGCGGCATCGGCGCCTTGCTTCCAGATGACCTCGAGATCTTCTGGAGTGGCTGCGGCGTTTGCCTTCTCGATCCACGCAGTGCGGTCGAAGATGGGCTTGTCGATCGTTGCAGTGGCCTTGCTGGTGATGTCGACCAAACCCTCTTCACCGTCGGTGTTCAAGTGGTGAATGGCTTCGTCCAGGCGGTCGGTCTTCGGCCAGGTCTTGTAGGCGCGTTTGATCACGGTCTTCTTGGCCATCTCACCCCAGTCCGTGACCCATGGGCACTTCTTCTTTTTTTCGATCCAAGCCTTCCAGGCGGACGAGCGATCACGGATGTCGTTGATTTCCTCGGCGCTCATGGCCTCAGTCAGGTAGTCGCCATCCGCAGTCTTGACCACCACGTAGGCTCCGACGGGTTCGCCACGGTCCTTGCCAAAGGGATTGAATTGATGCTCTGGCGGTTTGTCGAAACCGTTCAAGCTGAACTTGTCGGTGTCGTACACGATTGCAGCTTTGACCCACTTGATGGATCCGCTGGCCGTGGCCAAATCGGCAAGGCCCATGTACGAAATGTCCAAGCAGATCTTGCCGTCCCGAGGAACCAGGTAGGCCTGCTTCTTTGCGGGGTTCAGCGAGATGCCGATGGCAGCCACGTTGGTCACGGCATTGATGACCGACTGGCGATTGCCGGTGGCCAGCTTCAGGGCGTACTCGTTGGCCTGCAGGACCTGGATGGCAAACTCAGCTTCACGCTCGAAGTTGATCGAGCGGTCCGACAGGACCGACTCGAACGCGTCCTTGGCGCCATAGATGTCGCCCGTGATCAGTGCAAGTGCGTTGCTCATGCGGCCACCTTGTCGTTTGCTGCGATGGTTGCGGCGGCGCGAGTGATGTACTCCTCGGCCTCCTCGGGGTCGATCTCGAAAGCCTCAGCCACGACGGCCACGACACGCGACGCAAAGGCCAGGGCGGCGTCTTCGCGAGCGCGGCGCTCCTGGGCCTCCTTCTCTGCCTTCTCAACGGCCTCCTTGCGCTGCTGCTCTGCCACATGTGCGGCGATCTTGCGGCGCTCTTCGGCGAGTTCCTGCTCTTGCTTGTCCAGCAGCGCCTGGGCGGCCGCCTTCTCTGCGGCAAACGCATCCTCTTGCTGGCGCAGAAAACTCTCGCGTTCAGCGGCTTCGCGCTTGGACTTGGCGTTGGCTTCGTCAATGGCGCGCTGTGCGGCCAGTGCCACCTCGGCAGCGGCGCGGGCGTTGGCTTCTTCCTGGGCCTTGCGCTGACGCTCGAGCTCAGCGGCCTGGGCGGCTTGCTCGGCGCGGATGCGCTCCAGCTCAGCACGCTCGGCGGCCAGCTTGGCTGCCTCGGCTTCGCGGTTGCGGGCGCCTTCGTGCAGCTCGCGCAGCTTGCTTACCGCCGCTGCAATGGCTGCCTGTGCGTGTGGCTGAAACTCCTCGAAGGACTCGTCGACCGGCGTCAGCTCGAGCACCAGGATCTCGGACTCGATGTCCTTGGCGGTCATTGAGGCGCACTGCACCGGTGTAGAGGCGATTGCCTCGATGCGCGCACGGATGGCAGCAACGCGGCGCTCTTCGGCCTCTGCCTTCTCTTTGCGGATGCGCTCTTGCTCTGCGTCCCATGCATCACGCACGGCGAACAGGCGGTCTTCCTCGGCTTCGATGATGCCGATCAGGCGCTTCTCTTCGGCGATCACAGCCTTGGAGAATTTGGTTGCGTCATCGCGGGCTTCCTTGGCCACCTTCTCGATGGTGGTGCGGGCGTTCTTCAGCTCCATGGCTGCACCATGAGCCTGGTCGCGGCCAGCTTTGTTCTTGATGACGGTGATGTCTTTGTGCTTGGCGGCCAGCTCGAGCAGGTGCTCTTCTGTTTTGGTGCTGTTGAGCGCCAGGACGGCGCGTTGCTCAACTGGCAACAGTGTTGTTTGAACGGCTGAATCCGCAACGTCTGCGGGGGTGAGGTCTTCAATCACTTGGGTAACTCCTGAAGTTCTAGGTTGATGGGGATTTGTCTAAACAGACGGTTGGATTATGCCAACAAAATGTTGACGCGCAAACAAAAAAATATAACCCGACAAAGTCAGTGGGTTATTGCACCGTCGGGCTTTTGCTGTTGCAGACGCTTCAGCTGGGCCTGTGCATCCTGTCGCAGTGTGTGCGCCCAGAAGAGCTCGGAGCGCAGGCTGTCGATCTCGGTCGCAGCCTCTTCAAACAGCACGGCTGTCTGGATGAAGATCTCTCGCCACTTCGGCTCGTAGATCATGCCAAGGCATGCGCGCAGGCGCTCGGCCTTTCGACGCAGCCTGGTCGACAGATCCGATACGGTGATGTCGTCGGTCATGGGAATTGCGCGCCATGCACGGCAAAGTCGACAGCCTGGGCCATCTCCCAGAATTTGCGCACCTCGCTGACGTACATGCGCCAGGCTGGCGTGTGCAGCAGAACCATTGGCACATAGCCGTGGTCGCTTGGCGGCGCGCCGTGTGACATGAGGAGGTCCGGGTCGATGCCTCGGATCTCGCACAGCTTGCGTGCGGCCGCTTCAATTTGTTGCTCGGTCATTTTCCATCTCCCACTGGCCAGCATGAATCGCAGGTGCCATGCGGTGTGCGGGGCGGTGCAATGAACCACGGCGAGCGCGGCCCGGCAGGCTTGGCCCACAGCACTCGGCGGCAGGTGTTGCAGGGCGTCACGAGTTCGCCCTCGTCTGTGCTTACGCCGTCACAGCGGCTGCAGTCATAGGCCAGGCGGCTCATTTGTCGTCCTTGAATTCGTGTTCGGTGAAGATGTAGTGCCCGCCGCGGCGAGACTGCACCCAGGTGAGGGTCCACGCCATGGTGTTTGATTTGAGTGCGGTGATGATCGACTCATTGCCAGACCATCCTGCGGTCGAAATGAAGAACAGCTTGCCGCCGTCCTTGTTGTAGTCGTCGTCCGTCGGAGTCAGCTGGCTCGCGTCGACCTCGGTCCAGCCCCAGCTGCGCAGATGCCAGATGTCTTTGATGAACTCGAAGAGGCCCTTGCAATCCGACCAGTGCCATTTTTTGATAAGCTCGAGCGCAGGCTCTGTTGGGTAGCCGTCGTCATCAATGAAGTCCTCCTGCATGAGCTTGGACTTGAGCTCGGCCCATGCGGCCATGTCCGCCTCGAGCTGACGCTGCAGCTCTTCACGTTTGAGTCGGCTCATGCCTCCCCCTTGATGCCGTTGGTGGCATTCCATGCAGCGCGAGCGCCGATGTAAGCATCGTGGTCGTCCGACACGTCTAGCGTTTTGATGGCCGATTCCCACCAGGCGTCAAAGTCTTGCGCAGGTGCTGCGGATGGGTGCAGCAGCACGGCTGACTGTGCTGCGGATGGGTGCAGCACGGCTGGCTGGGGGCGGGTGTAGAGGTGCTGGCGCAAACGCTCACGCGCCGCCTCTCGCTTCGCACGTAGCTCAACTGTTTGGTAACTTGCTAGGCCAGTGTGCTCGTATGTGTCCTTGCGCTCGTAGCTTCCGACTCGCAGAGACTCAATGGCAAAGTCAGTCGCCAAATCCATTGCCCTTTTTGCCCACGCCACCGGCTCATCGGCCGGCTCCTGCACAGGTGCTGGCTGTGCCGCAACCTCACGCTGCATGTACTCCAAAGTCACCGTGCCGAACTGCGATGGCTGGTTCTCTGGATCCGTGATGGCTTGTTTGATTGACTCAAGCTCTGCGTGCATCTTGCGCAGGCAGTCCGCAGCCTTGCCAAACATCGGCGTGTACTCGGTATGCTTCTCGAGACCTTCGGCCAGGCGTAGAGCCTCTGGCATCTTGCCGAGCCGGATGAGCTCCAGGGTCTCGTCTTCGATTGCGTAAGAGGCCTTCTTTGTTGTGCTACTGTTTTTCATCTGCTACTTTCTTTTTGATGACCAATTCGATGGCCCGCTCCATCTCCTTGACGGTGCATTCTTCGATCTGCTGGGTGTGGATTTCCATGCCTTGCTTGACGGCTTGCATCTCGGGGCCGGTGAACAGGAAGCGGCCAGTGGCTTCGCCTCGGTCGTGCATGGCGTAGGCGGCGGCTTTTGCCTCCTCGAGCTCAGGCAGCCAGTCGGCCCCCAGCTTGGGGTTGATGCGCGGCAGGCAAACGGCCATCTCGAATGCCTCGCGCATCGTGTGCGAGTAGATGTCCGTGCCTTCGCCTTTGATGATGGCGTCCATGGCGGCCATGTTGCTCAGCTTCAGGTGGATGCCCGCCTTGGGCACGCTGCCGACCGGCTTGAACCCAGCGATGATCCAGCTCATGTTGTCCAGGCGAATGCCCTTCGGCTTGTACTTCGACTTCTTCTTCATTGCTACTGCTTTCTCAAGCACTCCTATGCTTGGTTGGTTGGTGGACGAGCTTCTCAGAGCAGGCCCGTCCAGGGGTTGGTGACTTCTTTTGTACGTGCTGGTCCGCGGCGATTCGGCAGGCCGGCCTTCTTGGCCACATAGCAAATGGTGCTGACCGAGAGGTTGTACCGGTTGCCAATGTCTTTCAGTTGATGGCCGGCCTTGATCATGGCAACGATCTCGCCATCGCGACGACGCATGTCGTGCTTCTTCTCAAGGGCTTTGGCGCGATCACCAAGAGCCCACTTCTTCACGGTGCCCCAGATGCCGCCATCGATCTCGTAGGTGGCAAATGTTTGGCCGCAATGGCCGCATCCGCGACGACGACGGACAACCGTTCCGCGCATCAGGTCGCGCGTCTCGAGCACCTCAGTGTCAAGGTTTCCGCAGTGCTGGCATTTCATGCCACCTCATCCCACTTGCAGCAGGAAGCCTCGCGTTTGCAGATGCAGCCATGCTGCTGGTCAATCAGGTCTTCGATGCTCTCCTGGTCTCGTGCGGCCACCAGTAGTGCGCAGAGAAGCAAGCCGGCGAATGCGCTAACGAGGACTGTCGGAATGAGCCAAAGCCAATGAATCATGAGATCACCTCCAAAAAAAACACTGAGGTGATTATGCCAACAAAGTGTTGGCCACACAACGTAATGGTTGAAATTATTTCGGTCGCCGAAAAAAGAAAACCCGCACGGGGCGGGTTCTCAGCGGCCGACGGTGGTGACGACCTCGGGTGCTATGCACTGGTTTGGATTATATGGTGCGGGCAAACTCTCCGTGGAGTTTTGCAGCGGCCGCGGCATATGCGGCCGCGGCATCATTGGGATCGTCATACCTACCGAGCTTTGTGTACCGCCCATCCTTCTGAATGGACGCAATCCATTTCCCGCTCTCTTTGCAAGGACTGACGCCTTTGTGGCCGCTTGTATTGTTTGCGTACGGCCCGATGTTGCACCTGTTTTGACTGGCATCAGCTGCGCGAAGGTTTTCCGGTCGGTTGTTTAACTTGTCTCCATCTTTGTGATCAATACGGGGCGGAACCCAGCCGTAATGCATCATGAATATCAACCGGTGATTCAGGTACAGCGATCCGCCTATCGTTGTCTGTAAATAGGCCCGCTTTGATATTGATCCTGCGCGATCCCCGGGCTTTATGCGGTTTGCGTTTTGCCTCGGCGTTTTCCAATACAAGACGCCATCTTTGAGATCAAACAGCTCCAGCAGCTCCTGCTGTGTGGGAAATGATTTCATGATCATCCTTTCGTGTTGCCAAAAAAATCAACACCCCGGAGCGAACTCCGGGGTGGCGGCATCTCACGACGGACGCTAAAAAGATTCCCGCTGCTTTCCCGGGATGGTCAGCTGCGTAGCACATTCAGCGGCAGCAGGCTGTCTAGGAGTAGGGCTCTTGCGTCCCTCCGCATGTGCAATACGGCGTATGCGTCAAAGCACATGCCTCCAGTATATCCAAACTAATTGTTGGCGTGCAACAGTTTTGTTGCGAGCCTGTGCGCGGCCGCAATCCCAAGCGACGGGTTGCTGCATAGCGAGCCCGTCCCAGAGTAGCCGTACTCCTTTCCCCCGTAATGCACCGCAGCGAGTAGGCCAACGATCTTCCCACTCATTGCGTCCTTGAGCATCGCTTGCAGTTGCTCAACGGTGGCTGCGTCAGGCCGCCTTTCGGCGACCCTTAGAATTTTGGCTGGGCTTCTTTGCTTGTTTCGGTGTGGCATGGGCCAATCCTTTGCTCACTTCAGAACTGGTCTGGCTAAACGCCGGAACGGAGCCCTCCGTGGCTCGCTCCGAGAACGCCTTGCGACCCCCATCTAATGCCGTGACATGCATCTTCACCAGGTCCGAGAACAGCACCTTCGCTTTCGGCGGAAGCCTGCAGATCAGAAGCAATAGGTCTATGTCGGCCTGATCAATCAGTGCCGATACGCCCGACCGCCCACCGGCAGCCCGAGATCCCTCCGTCCAATCGATGTTGAAGCTCAACGCAGATTCAAGCGCAGCAATCTTTGCCTTTCCTGGGTAGCTCCTGCCGTGCTCCCAGTGGCGCACCGACTGCCCCGACACCTTGAGGCGCTTCGCAAGCTCACTCACCGATACACCCAGCTGCTCGCGACGCACCTTAATCTGGTCCGATACCTTCATGGCGACGACTCCCGGTTTGAAACGAAAGGTGGTGGAAACCGAAAAGATACGCCGCAAACATTTCGTTGACAAGCTAAACTTTTCGCATAAGATCAAGCCTCCAAGTTTGTTGGAAATACAGCAAGTTGCAGCAGCGCAGGAGAAGCACAGATGAATTGCAAACCGGGAGACCTGGCCATCATCACCAGGTCACAGACCGCATCCAACGTAGGGCTAATTGTCCTGGTCAAGGGTGGACATTGTCCAGAGGACACGGGGATCATCACCACCGCGCAGAGCCGGCAAATGTGGCATTGCGTCGCCCAAGGGTCTGCCCTTACGTACACCCTTGGCTACACGGTTGGTACTGAACAACGTCGTAACGGCCCGATTCCAGACGAATGTTTGCGGCCGCTTCGCGATGACGAGGATGAACAAAATGTACGCGACAGCACATTCGTCCCGCATAGCGGTGTCGTTTATGCGCAACAAACGGAATGTTGCTGAAACAACAAGATGTTGTATACTCGTGGCGTTCGTCCGCAATGGCGAGCATCCAAAGCCCCGGTGGTCTTGACACGCTGCCGGATAACGCAAGCTGTAGTGCGCTCGAGGAGGGGATGGCTTAACCGTAAGGTCGCCGCCCTGAACTACCGCAGGGGTGTCAAAGCCCCTCTCCTCGAGCGCGGAAAGTTGTAATGAATTTCTACCCGTTTCACATCGGTGATTACGTGAGCCACACCAGGCATCTCAGCCTGATGGAGGATCTGGCGTACCGCCGACTCATTGACCAGTACTACCTCCAGGAGCAGCCGCTTCCAGAGTCTGTTGAAAAGTGCGCCAAGCTAATCCTTATGCGCGACCACCACCAAGAGGTCCGTGCCGTGCTCGAGGAATTTTTTGAGCTCACCGACTCGGGGTGGATCAGCACGCGCTGCGACAAGGAAATTGTCGGCATGCGCAAGCGCCAAGAGATCGCTCGTGAAAAAGCGAACAAGCGCTGGAGCAATGCAAAGGGCGAGCCGCAGCAATCCAGCAGCAATGCTGCAGCACCAGCAATTGATGCTCCAGCACAAAATCCAGATGCTGCGGCAGTGCTACCAGTACCAGTACCAACACCAACACCACTACCAACACCAACTACTCCTAACGGAGTAAAGGCGCCTGCAGCGCTTGGTCTTCAGGATCTGGTCGCGGATGGCTTGACCTTGGAGACCGCAAACGAGTGGCTGGCCCACCGCAAGCGGATCAAGGCGCCGATGACGCCGAAGGCCTGGGAAGCAATCAAGGCGCAAGCCACCACTGCGGGCTGGCAGATCGAGCAAGCGATCCTGCATTGCCTGGCTAACGGGTGGCGAGGGTTCAACTCCGACTGGGTGCGTGGTCGCGGTCAACCGCAGCGACAGTCTGCGCACACCGGATTCGAGAAGGTCAATTACAACGAAGGGATCAATGAAGATGGCACATTCGACTGAGACGCTTCGGCCGATTGGCGCCGTCCTTGGTGCCCCAACAGTTGCGCTCGAGCCAGTCACCCGGGTCTGCGCAGAGCACGGCGAATACCGGGCAACCGGCCACCTGCTGAACCTGGTCAAGCCTCCGCGTGAGATCTGGTCCGAGTGTCCTGAGTGCAAGATTGCCCGCGAGCTCGCTGCGCATGCCGCCGCAGATGCCGCTCGGCAGGCTGAGCTCAAGGCCCGGGTTGAGGCCATGCTGGTGCAGGCTGCCATTCCACCGCGGTTCATCGGCAAGACCTTCGACAACTACCGCGCCGACGGGGAGGGCCAGGCCCGGGTGCTGAAGGTCTGCCGCGAGTACGCTGAGAATTTCCCGCGGCACCTGCGCACCGGTGGCTCGCTGATCTTGTCGGGTCTGCCTGGCACCGGCAAGAGTCACCTCGCCGGCGCTGTGCTCCAGGCCATCCTGCCGGCTCACGTCGGCGTCTACGTCACGCTGATGGATCTGATCCGCACGCTGCGTGACACATGGCGCCGCGACAGTGAAGTCACAGAGACACAGATGCTGGCCAGGCTGCAGGCAATCCCGCTGCTGGTGATCGATGAGATCGGCGTGCAGTACGGCAC